GCCACATATATTGACCATATGCGCGGAAATATGGGGAAGCGCAATGTCCGGACGAATAATAAACCTTATAACGTCGCGGATTTTCTCGGCCTCTTGACGTTATATATCCTGCTATTACATAATCATCAATCCCGTATTCATAACCGTATATCGCCCAGCCAGAATTGTTAGTATCTCCTCGAACCGCCAAAAATCCTTGATCCAGCATGTCTTGATATTTCGATTTTCTCATGATTCTATCTCCTCATTTTTATCTGTCAGATGGTATCGAGAAAATTGTTCAGCAGATTAACCTCATCGACGGTCAATAGAATCTCGAAATGTACCATGTTGTAACATTCAGATGCTTCGTAATAGATAGACATTCCCTTCAGTTTGACCTTGAGCGCGTCAATTTTTGTCTGTTCCTTGAGTTCGACACTATAATATTTTTTCATTGTATTTTCTCCTATTCAAACCATAATTTGAATTTTCGCTCTTCAGGGTATACTGTTCTCAGATAGTTGATTGTCAAGTAGCACAAACCTTTACTTTTTACAGTAGCAATTAACCTGACCTCCAGCCCATTGTCTAAAAATATTTTATACCATTGCTTTTCCCTTGACACAATTTTTAACCTCCTTATTTTTTGCGCTTTCCGCGACGCTTTCAGCGTTTCGGCCGGGAGCGCTCCCGGCCTCATCGGGCGGATTCAGGCAGGATAATATGATTTTTCAAGCGCGTTATAAGCATCAACTTGTAAAGTGCTTTCAAAGACAATTTTTTGTCTGCCTTGATCATCGGTTATGGCTTCACCATAAACGTATATATCAGATTGATTCAGGTCCTTGATATACTCCCACATAGTTAACCATAACTTGTATATCTCGCTCATTGTCTTGCTTCCTCCTAATTAAATTAGATATAATTCACCGTTAACCTCAAGAGATACGGCGCTTTGTTTCAACTCGCTTTTCATATCGTTTGCAAATTGAAGCACCTTGTGTATCCCGGTTTTCAGCGCTTCCTCGGTTGCGTAACTATAAACAATAGTCACGTTCTCAGATACCAGCCCGGCCGTATCATCAACCCAGTATCCAGCGCCGGGAGTAGCAGTAGCACCGCCGAACAAATCGGAAAACATGAGGGAAGTTTTGGCGATCCATGCATCATTGTTTGACGCTTCATTGATGTTAACAGTGCCCGGAACATATAACGCAATGCGCGATCCCAGCCGGATATACTTTTTTAGTTGCCTATTCATTGTAAATTCTCCTTATAAATTAGAATAGGCAGGAGATTCTAACCTCCTGCCTTGCCTTGATCCCATTTTCAAACCTTTACAGATTGCCGGAACATATCCGCTAATTCTTTAGGCGATCCATAACCAACATGCGCAACTATGCGGATATCATACCAGTTTTTCGCTTGCATGTGAGAAGCGAGAAAAAACGCTTCATCTTTGGTATTGCATGAAGATATCAGATCTTCGATTGGTTTTCCGTCTGCATACCGCATTCTACATTCCATATCATGCTTCCCATATACCACATATTCGTCTTTCATCTTTCATACCCTCCTATGTAAAATCATTGTTTTGTTTGACCTGCTCCCGGTCTCATGCAACCGTTGGCAGGATATGCGCACATTGTGTGCGCGTCGGTCATTCTTGTAAAACTTGTGTAACGTATCGGAGTCAATCAGTCTCTTGCCTCGCTCGTCTTTCACCTTTACCGCTCCCCTACTCTCAATAGGATTATCGCGTTATTTCGTGTACCGTCCAGCCTTCGCAATTAGTCTCATGCTCCGCGCCTATTCACTTGACAAGGTTCATCCCGCCCGTTTGGCAGCCGTTTGGTTAACCTCCCTCCCCCTCTTTTTATGATGTAAGTGTAACACTATATTGATAATGTGTCAACGCTTAATATTATTATGTTGCGTCGCCTTATTATAAGTTGTGCCTTATACCCTTGATTTTACTAACTTTTTCAGCTTGCGATCATGCTTACTATCCCGTTTTTGCGTTATTTTCAGATTGATTTTATCAGCTGATCAGATATGCCCGTAAATGCCATTTAAATGCCCCTAATTTCGCTTGCAGCCTAATATGACAATATATAAGCCTATTTCAATTATGCAGGTTTGACTATTTTATGCGGTACGATTATACACCGCTTGATACAATTGCCAGGTTGGTACCATATCATACATGATACCAGGCGATCCATATCGTATACAATTATCTATATAATATCACAGCTTGCCAACATAATATATCCTTTACAATCAACCATATACAACCATGCAGGATCAAGGCGATCCGCTTCACCAGTTGATATAGTTTTCAATACTATATATGGCAGCATAACAGACTATATATTAATATGGCAATATCCTATATATAAAATATCCATGCGATCCAGATCATCCGCAAATAATCCGCATGAGATAATCCGATTGACCGCCTCCATGCTATGCGCTCAGATAACAGATCAGACGATCATAGCAAGCGCATGATATCAGATAGTATATGGCAGCCGTTTGAAGGATCAAAAAGCAAGGGAAGCAATTAGCAGGATCAGCATGACAATATATGCTCTTGTGCTCTTGCCATGCTCTACATTTTTTTCGCTTGTGCTCCTGCTACTTGGCGCGCTCTTGATACCCGGATATCATGCAGACTTTCTGCGCAAAGATTGCATTATATATTTATAAGTTGCTATATATACATGCTATCCATGCTCTACGTGTTTTCTACGTTTTCAGCCTCTCTTTTTCTCGGTGATTCGTCTGCAATGCCTTGATATATAACAACTTTTTTAAGTGTAAAAAATTGTAAAGATAAAAAAGGGATGATTCGGGAGAAGTGTTGATATATATAGGGAGCATGGGGAATTGTTACAAAAACTGAAAATAAAAAAAGCCGAAAAAGCAAGGCAGGATATAAGGATTTTGGCTTTTTCTTACAAATACTGTACTTTTTGCTTACTCCTGCATAACCGCCCATGCAATCTAATGTCTAAAAGATTGCGTCATTTTACCCGTATATGGGGCAGTACTTTACATCTGGAAGGCACCTGGCATCGGCAAAAACGCCCTTAGTTGTTCTCTCCCACCCACATTTCCACATCCCCACTCGACAACAATTTCACCCCAAACCCATCCGATACAGCATCGGCAACCCCCTTGATATTGCTAACTTCTTGCCCCCAAAAGCACGCTTGCCAAAACGGAGCATCGGACTAACACCATACAAATACACACTTCTCCCGAACACATATTGCGCAGCATTCCGATCAGCAAAAAATCTCAACTTTCCTTATAATTACTTGCTTTTATGCCGATAATTGGGTATAATACTAATGGATGATTTACATCATTCGGGAACCTAACATCACAGATTTAGGACAGGAAATAATTTCCTATCATGAAAGGAGACTTATGTCAGAAGCAGCAGTACAGGAGCAACTTAGCGGACAGACATTCCTATTCAGAGTTTTACCGCCAGTAGAGACCGAGCAAGGTACAGAGCAAGATAACGAGCAAGACGGAACTAACCAAAGTTACGCAGGTCGCCAGAAGAAGGGCGTAGGCACAAGAACAGTCCAGCCCTACGAAAGTTTCAGCCAGATCATGAAGATACTGGACTACCTTGAATACTGGGACAGATACAGGGACTACGCATTATTCATGACTGGCTTATCCACCGGCCTTCGCATCAGCGACTTAGTAAGACTGGATGTCAAGCATGTATATGACACAAATCTTAGCCAGTTTAGAAAAGTCATAGACATTAATGAAAGAAAGACAGGCAAATCAACTGTCACCAGTCTTGACGAAATGGTGATTACAGACGCTATGATTATGGCATTGACCAAATACTTCGACTACATCAAATGGGACATCCATCCTGACGATCCATTATTCAAGAGTGACAGAATGAGCAAGGATGGAACTTTCTACTTGAGCGAATGCCAAGGCTGGCGAATCGTCAAGCAAGCGACAGAAGATGCTAAGGTTAATATTAAAGCAGGAAGCCATACACTAAGAAAAACATTCCTGAATATTGCCAACGCAGTAGGTACAACTTCAAGGCTTGGCAATGGCAATGGCATGGTACTAAGTGATGTGATGGTGCTTGCCAGACACAGCAAAATTACAACTACACTAAGGTATACCAGCTTAATGAAATCAAGACTAATCAGTTTAAGGAAAGGAGTGTCTGCTTTCTTGCTTGGCAAAACTCAAGTCAAGAGTTTGAAGATGGAATATAGTTGGGATGGCGAAGACTGATGCGCTGTCAAGTTACCATCAAGTTAGAAAGTATAGGTAATACAATGGATTAGAGAGAATTTATAGTTATTTAAAAATAGTAAATCAAGTTAAAATACAGCGCGAATTATAGTATGTGTATTCCAACTTAGGTTCTGGCGAAAATTGTAGACTGTAATGTAAGGCAGTTATGACTACCCTTGCTTGCTTGCGGTGCCTTTAATAGCCCCGCTGCGCAAGGTTGCAGAGACGATGCTGGGTATGCTGTACCCATTGACGTGGCGTTAGCCGCGTTTTCCTTTTTGGCGAAAAAATTATACAAAAATAGAAGGTATGAAATCCGTTCCTACGGGGGCAACGCCCCCCTTATCCCCCCACATTTTTAACTACCCCCCTATTATAGGGACGAGGGCTGGAACCCCTTGATATATAAGGGGTTTTGAAAAAGTTTTCAGCCGATTTGCTGAAAATGGGTGAAAACGAGATTTTATTCTTTTAAGTTCGGAGGGTTTTGTTTGGCGAAAACATTTGTTTGTGACGTTCTGCCGGGTGGCGGAAAAAGTTCTGCGGTAATCAATATGATGAATGAAAGGAGCGATGAGCGATACATCTACATTACGCCGTACCTTGAAGAAGGTGAGAGAATTGTTGCGGCTTGCAAGGACAGGAATTTTAAGGCACCGGATCCTAAAGTAAGTGGTACTAAACTGGCAGACCTTCACAAGTTATTGGCGAAAGGGAGGAACGTGTCAAGCACTCATTCCCTTTTCTCTACTTACACTGACGAAACTATCGCCCTAATCCAGGACGGCGGATACACTTTGGTTATGGATGAGGTGTTCCAGATTGCGGAGATCCTTGGCGTGACCCCAAACGACATATCGTTGCTTGAGAGGGCTGGGTGCATCAAAGTGACTGACGGTATGGTCGAGTGGATAGACGATACTTATCAAAACGGATTCTTTAACGATATCAGAAACTATGCAAAAAGTGGCTTCCTACAGATGTATGAGAATATGTTCTTCTATTGGTATTACCCGCCTGCTGTGTTTGATGCGTTCAAGGAAATATATGTTCTGACATACATGTTCCCGTCGCAATTCTTGAAGAATTACTTCGACGTGCATGGGATGTCGTACCAAAATATCTGGGTTGATTGCAAGGACGGAAGATACGAGTTTGTAGACTGCCCTGTAACGCCAGATCATGGAAGGCGGTTAAAAAGCCTCGTTCGCATAGCGGACTCCCCAAGGATTAACGCCATTGGCGATGGAAAGTTCGACCTGTCGTCAACTTGGTATAAAAACGCTTTGGAGAAATACCCTGAAAATATAAAACAGATGAAAGACAACCTCCACAACTTCTTGTTCAAGGTTACGAAAAAGAAGGCGTCTGATACTGTGTGGACAGCGTACACCCACGCAAAAGACGCGTTGATCGGGAAGGGATTCCAGGAGCGGACATTCATCCCATTTAATCTGAGGGCTACAAACAAATACAGAGAGAAAACGTGCCTCGCTTACTGCGTGAACGTGTTTCCAAATCCAAACTACATCACTTACTTCGCTTCCAATGGCGTAAGTGTTGACATTGATGGGTACGCCTTGTCAGAAATGGTTCAGCTACTATGGCGAACGGCTATCAGGGAGGGTCAACAAATAGACGTATATGTGCCGAGCGGGAGGATGCGTAAGTTGTTGGTTGACTGGCTTGAAAAACTATCTAAGGAATAAGGAGGACAAGGAATGAGTATCAGGACTTCTACAAGAAAACTATGGAACGCATTTGACAAGGCAAGGTTTGAGTGCGATGAGGCTCGGCGGATGTATGGCGAGGAAAGTGAAGAATATAAACTCGCTGATAAGGTTGTGGATGACACGTACAACGTTTATACCGCGTTCTGCGAGTGGGGAACAAGGTTGCGGGGGTGCTGGTTTTGTTGGAACGACATGCAGGTCGTGAAGGAAGACAGGGACTATATGTTGACCCTGCCGGGGGTTGACCCTGATGAAGAAATCGAAACAGGAGTCCCTGAAATTATGCAAAAGAAAGTAAGGATTTCAAGGTTCGATAACGGTACTTGGGGGGACGACGATGAAGATCTTGATTTCGACCTCGTGACGAATGATGGGGCCATGAGCGAGGTTGTGCTTGACGGCATATCTTATTGCCCATACTGCGGAAGAAAACTTGAGGAAGAGTGGGCTAAGAACTTGAGAAATAATGACACATATTGGGACACGGACGATTGCGGTGGCGACGGATTCCTGATGTCAGAGATTTAATATGAGCAAAAGATTTGGCTTAACATCGTACAAATACATTCACAACGGCAGAATCGACAAAGCGAAGGAGGTCGTTGCAGTAAAAACAGAAAGGACTATAGGAGATGCTTTTAGGACGTAAATTTGAGGAACAGTGGGAAGGATATTGTCATATGTGCGAATGGTGCAGGGTATGCAGCGAAACACGGGTATGTCCATACTTTATGATGCGGGATTACGAGGACTTTGAGGCGGACGAAGTTGTCAGCGACCAGAACATGCGTCAGGCGGAATACCTGAAGGTTATGGCAGAATTTGGAGGTGAGTGCTAATATTTGCGCCGAAACTATACACTGTCAGGTCATTTACACTGCGGGAACTGATTGACAGCGACTTTAACCTGTCTCCCAGCCTGGAAGAAGAAGTAGCCCACCAAATCAGGCAGCAAGACAACCAACTATTCAGACTGATACGGATCATCACAAAGACGGAATCCAAGTTCAACCCGTTCGTCATTTTCGTGGACTGCTCAGGCGTCAGCAACTACGACGAAGCCATCCGCCACATCGTCTATGAGGGGGTGACTTTACATGGCAACAAGTACGTCATGTCAGAACGGTCAGCGTCCATGACAAGGGTAGGCACCATCAGCCTGATTGACGAGCGGATATCGGAAGAAATTGTCAAGCGTGTCACGATGGGGGTAGACGTTGGCGAAACTGTGCTGTCTAAGTTCTATGCCTACCGAGGGTTGATGTTTTCATCCTGCCACTGCCTTGAGGGGTGGAAGCCCAAGGTCATTGTGGTGCCGGATATGCCACTGACGATGAAAGACCAGCACATCAAATACATATACGACGCAGACATACAATTTACAGACGACGCAGGCAACGAACGCACGTGGAAACAGAAAGACATAGCGGAGAAAACAACGGACATCACGGAAGCCAATAAGTTCTCAGCATTTGACGGATGCGGGATTATCCACCCTGCGCTCATGCGGGAGGTTGAGGGCTTGCTTGGTCACAACGCGGACATGAAAGCCATGATAATCCGTGCGCCGTTCATCAAGGGTTTGCTTGTGGAAATGGACTACGAACGGTTCTACACAGACCACGGCGTTGACTTTATTCAGGACATCTGGGGCAAGTGGCACAGCATACATGGCGTGATGATCGTTATGACGGAGAGTATGTACAAGGGCGTCAAGTATTTTGCCAAGACAGGGACATCCCGTGACTGGGATGATTATTGGGACAGGTTTGATAAGTATAACCACTGCTTCGGGGTCGCCAAGTGGAATTTTACAAGGGAAGAGGAGCCGGTGTTTACCCGCTCTAACTACCAGATTTTGCAGGACTTGGCGCTTGACTATGATGACTTCAGGACGCTTGCCAACGACAGCATAGAGTGGGCTGACAAAATTATTGACGGCGACCCGCTGTATACACTGTGTTTCCTTGGCTTGACGGCTGACAGGTGTACGCCGGTGTCGCCATACGCCAAGGCTGTGCTGAAGAATCCCGCCATGCTGAAAGAAGTGTCTGTCAGGGCATATCTGATAAACACCATCAAGAAATATCTGGATGAAATGAAATGCGGGAAACTGTGGCTTGACGCCTGCTTCAAATTTTTGCTGCCAGACATGATTATGTTTTTAGAGCACGTCGGCGGACTGGACCCTGTTGGGTGTCTTGGGCCTGACGAATTTTACAGCAACAACGCGGATGGTGCGTATATTGGCGAATACCTGATTGAGCGGAACCCGCACATTTGCAGGTCAGAGCATGTCGTGCTGAATGGTGTGGAGAACGAGCAAATTCGCGAATACTGTACACATTTCGAGAATTTGTGCATGGTGAATTGCAAGAGTTTGGTTGCGCAAAGAATGAATGGATCGGATTTTGATAAAGTAAAGGTTGTCCCCCGTAACAGTAATGTTGCGGTGAGAAGTTGGTGAACGCAAGCAAAAGCGGTGTGGGGCTTTGCCCCGCTAACGGAGAATAAGTGAACGGTAAGGCCGAACTCGACTCCGTGCCAATCCAGCCACAAGGCTGGCAGGTGTAACGACTATGATGTAGGGCGGAGATTAGCGCCGCTCGAAGTGCCAACCACCCCATTGGGGTGATGATATAGTCTAACCCGACTCTTGAGTGAGTGTTAAAGTACCATGAAAATGGCGGTATAAGTGGGGGATCTGGTTCTCGTTCTTAAAAACCAAACAATGATGTCTGGCGTAGACAAAAACGCGCCAATCGTTCTCGATATTGACGACAAGGTGGCTGCGGCTGCCGAGTTAGATACAACGGAAAACAGGTACAAAATCACGCTACGCACGATGAAGTCGCTGATTGGCGAATACAGCAACTACGCAAGTGCGTATCACAACAAGTGCCCTAAAACTGCTGAACAAAAGCAGAAGTACGAGAAGTACATAGATATTATCTCGGTAATAACTGGCAAGAGCATTGATAGCCTCGTGAGAGGCGAGTCCCCCATATTGGCAACGATATGGTGCGCAGTCTGTGAACCCGTAAATGCGGGGTGTGTGGCTTTGCCATGCTAACAGGGGAAATCTAAACAATGTACACATAGTAGTCCCAATTATCTTTTATGGAAGGAGGTGTATTTATGGAGTTTATAAATAAGGACTTGTATTCTGATAAAATAGGCGTTTATCAGATAGTGCAATTGAGTACAGGGTTCGCTTACATAGGACAAACAAGCGAAAAATTTGTACGCAGGTATTGGCATAACAACTGGTGTCTTATTAAAGACAGACATCAGTCACGTTTCTTGCAAGAAGCATTTAATGCGACTGGCGACTCTGATTTCGTGTTCTCTGTCTTAGATGTTGTTGACGATATCAATTTGCTTGACTTTTATGAAATTAAGCGCATCGCAGAAGCAAGAGAACATGGGAAGTGCTTCAATATCTCTGCTGGCGGCAAGGGTAAGAGGTGTCCAATGGGTGAAAATGCGAAGCGACTTGTTGGAGAAGCGAATAAGAAGCACATGACAGGAAAGAAATTCAGCGATTCAACACGAGATAAAATGCAGAAGTCCAGTAGGCATTCATCATTAACAGACGAACACAAGAAAATCCTGAGTGAATATATGAAAAATAGAACCGTGAGTGAGCGAACAAGGAATAAAATAAGTCTGGCAAATTGCGGCAGCAAAAGCAAATTTGCTTCGATAAATGACGAAATTGCTTACAACATTAAGTCGAATCTTATTAGCGGATTTTCAATAAAAGAGACAGCAAGTATGAATGGCGTTTCATATGGAATTGTTTCGTGTATCGCTAACGACAGAACGTGGAACAATATTGAGATAGACGGATGGGACTCGTTTGTCTTAAATAGAAAGCAAAAATAATGTGTATATTGCATGACAATCCTGTGCCACGCGGATTCCGTTGTGGCGGAAATTCTTGGTAATTTCCTCTAATTCGGAAACCGTTGGGTGCAACGATCATTATGTAGTGTGCGGGTGAAACTCCCGTGTGCGAAGCGCAGACCATCCCTATGGGATGATGATATGATCTACTCCCCTACGAAATATCGGGAAACCGAGGGTACAAAGGTATGCTAAAACCGGTGTCCTGTATCACATGCCCCGCCATATTGCTAAATGGGGCAGACCCCTCCCCTATTTCATGAAATACCGTGACCCCTATTACGCAAGGCAAAAGTTGTCACGGTCGCCAAGCAACATGAACCGCTTGTGTTGGGAACTCGAACGCTGGGACAAGGGCATCCGATGGAAACGCACGTTCCCTGAGTTCGACTACTCAATCATGATAGACGAATCCGCTACTTATGACGAAGAAACCGCTGATGCGGTTGAACAAATTTATTTGGAATTTGGCATAGAAACCCGCAAGTTGCACCTTGAGCAGACTCGCGTCAGAAAGTATCTTGACGCAGATGTGAAGGAAAAATACAGCAGGTCGGAAGCCAAGAATTATACCGCTAATTGGAAATCGCATTATGATAGTTATCGCAACAGGTGCTTGCAGGCTTGCCCCGATATGAAGGCGCTGGCGAACATCTTGGTCAAACTGGGCTATGAGAAGTATCCGAGCAGGGACAAGAAGTTCATGTGGAATATGGCGGGAGAAGGCATTGTTGCCAATATCAAGCGGGTGGCGAATTTGACGTTGCCCAAGCGAGACCATGATGGCAAGTTTGAATATTTGGGGCGCAGGTACTCGATGGTGGAAGTCGGGAAAGAAGAAATTATTATTTCGGAGGAATGTCTTATTGATTAACGAGGTTCTTGAAGCTAAGGATTATATCGCGGGGAAAAACTTAAACAAATACAACCTTTATAGAACCGTATATTTAATGGCGAAGTACCACATCATGCAAGGCGTACCCATCCCCGACATCCGTCAGAAGATATTTGACTGGGGCAGGGAGAATAACATTTGGATAAAGTATAGTGTAAATGATATCACTATCCGCGCCGCCGAGGATAAAAGCCCGCTTCTGTGCCCTGAAAGCGTGAACGTCAGCAGTGATGATGTGGCAAGGATTGTCAGGTTATTTGATACACCGAGGGTTCAATGTTGCGCTCTGGCATTGCTGTGCTATGCAAAGGTTTATGCCAATAAGAATGGGGAGTTCCCACTATCGTCTATCCCCTTCTCGAATTGGGTTGGTATTGATAGAAGTTATTTTCAGCGCAAGGTTGCCAAGGAACTTGATATGTTTGGCTATGTCAAGGTTATTAATGTCCCCCAGAAAAAGCCAAGATGGGATAAGGGTGAGCATCTTTCAACTAACAGATATAAGATGCTTGTCCCATACGATAATGTTGGAGAATACAAACTAAACGGAAACGACATACAGGGCCTATTCAGAGAGCTGTTTGAAAAAGACAAAAAGTAAGTAATGGTAAGAAGAAGATGTGGGGTCGATCTAATGTGCATATTTTATGTGCATATTTTATGTGCAGATTTCATGTGCTTTTTCAATTTTTATGTGAAGGGAATGGTTCATTGATAGTTATCAACAAGGAAGAGGCTACGGAACTCCGTCGCCAAATCCCCTCCGTGCATGTCCATAGGACGGCGAAACAGCGAAGTAAACGGCACAAGTATTTCGTGGAAGAATCTTATAAAGTCTTGGCTCTCCTGCAAAAATTACGAAAAGAGGACTAACTTTTGGCCGACGATATCATGATGATCCAGATTCCGAAGAACGTAGAGAATTTGTCCCTGCCGGATCCATCTCTTGTCAGTTTTTATAAAGAACTCGAACGACGCACAGTTTGGATAGACGGCGAAGTAGACATTAACTGTTTAGAGATCGAGCGATATATACTGAACTTTAATAAAGAGGACGCGGGCAAACCCGTTGAAGAACGGGCTCCCATTAAACTGATGTTCTTCACGCCGGGTGGCGACCTTGATGTGAACAACAGTTTGATTGACCTTATCATGATGTCAAAAACGCCAATCTGGGCCATCAATATGGGCGTGGCACAGTCTGCTGGCGCTTTTATATTCCTTTCTTGTCATAAGCGTTTTGCGATGCCTCGTAGTGTGTTTTTACTCCACCAAGGTTCAGCGTCAATGGCGGGCACGCACGACCAAATCGAACAAGTTACGACAGAGTATAAACGACAGATTGCAGAACTAACAGACTTCGTTGAACAGAGGACGAAAATCCCCCGCAAAACCATATGCACGAAAATTAAGCGCGAATGGTTTGTTGGGGCAAGTGAGGCGCTTGAAATGGGGATTTGCGATAAGATCGTGGATTCTATTGAGGAGTTGCTGTAATATGGCAAGAAAGAAAATGGGTTATAGTTCGCCAATTGCAGATGACGCGCCGGATAGTTTAGAAGAACACACGTTTTTTGGGCTTAAACTGAATCCTGGGCAGACGGTGTTTAGGGATGCTATTTGGAACAGCAAGAATAAGATTGTGTTTTGCGATGCTGCTGCTGGGACGGGCAAAACAATGATTGCTGCTGCCGCAGCGGTGTTGCTTGTCAAAACCGGGCAGTTTGACGAGATTGTCTATCTCCAAACCCCAATAAACAATGATAAAGAGGGGTTCCTACCTGGAAATCGCACAGAAAAAGGGTACGTTTTCTATATACCTTTCTTTCAAGCATTGCAGAGAATAGGCGTAAACCTCAACACTGCCGTTCACACAGAAGATATGATAAACGACAAAAATGGAACAGCCTATATCACATGTATGACAGATACGTATATAAGGGGTATGAATATCGGTGAGCCAGACGGCGGAAAACGTGTTGTATTTATATTAGACGAATGTCAACAAATGACACGTTCTTCTCTTGTAAAAAATTTAACGAGGGTATGCGACGGATCAAAAGCGATTTGCATCGGTCATCACGCGCAGACCGACTTAAAAAACCCAGATGATTCAGGATTTGTCCCAATGCTTGAGCACTTTAGAGGCAAGGATTGGTGCGAAATTTGCACCCTAACTGATAACTATCGAGGAGACGTGAGTCGCTGGGCAGATAAGTTCAAAGGATAAATAATGTATACGTGAGGTGGTTTTAATAATCGATTTTTTGAGGAATCCCTACGAAGACGAAATCTCATATATTTGGCGCATAGGCGAAGCAAAATCAAATGGCGAGATAGATGCTACGTGGGAAGATATTGGTCGCTACATAAACCACGAGTTTCGTCAAGACGAAACAGAGTACCGTAGCGAATCAGCTTATAGAAAAATATACCAGTCCGCAAAGCTATTTTATGAATCTGTATTTTCAAAGCAAATTGGCGGAGACTCATATGTCGAACAGATGCGGGAAGAGCGCCAAGAACTTTACAAAGTAAAAACACAGGTTCGGGATGAGCGCAACGAACTAAACCGCAAACTGCGAGATTCGTCGCGCCTTGATTCAACGCTTGACGCCCTTGGGCGCACAATCGCAAGTTCTGGCAAAGAGCGCTACCTGCCGACTGTGCAGGCAACACCTGATGGCGAAACCGACATTGTATGCTGTCTGTCTGACATCCACTATGGCATCGAATTTGATAGCTATACTGGCAAGTATAACAGCGACATTGCCAAAGAGCGAATCCTAAAGTACGCAAGCGAACTTGTTAAAATCGGCAAGCGCCACAAGTCTGAGAACATTTATGTTGCGATGCTTGGAGATCAGATTTCAGGCAATTGCCATCCGTCTATCTCTGTAGAGAATAGGGAAAACGTGATAGAACAGATTATGGGCGTATCGGGAATTATAAGCGACTTCTTATATGAGGTAGCGTCATACTTTGACAATGTTTATGTCGTGTCAGTTGGCGGGAACCATAGCAGGATTCAGCCTAAAGATATGGCGGTCAAAGACGAACGCCTTGACAACCTGATAATCTGGTATTTGCAATGCAACTTCAAACACATGGCAGACAGGGTGCACATTACGCCCGTCAAAGAGAACATCGATTCTACGCTTGCGTTGATTAACGTGCGTGGGAACGACTACGTTGCAGTGCATGGCGATTACGACCCTTTCACGGACGCTGGCATTGCTAAACTTGTCATGTGGCTTGGGAAAAAGCCCTATGCGATTCTTTCTGGGCATATGCACACCCATTTTTACAAAGAGATGTCGGTTGTAGGCGTACAATCTGGAAGCATGTGCGGAAGCGGTGACGATTACACCGTAGAGCGCAGGTTGAGAGGCAAACCAAGCCAAGCCGCCTGCGTTGTCAACGAAGAAGGAATTGTGACGACGTATCCTGTGCGCTTGTAAAATCGGTGTTTCATAATGAATTTTAAAGAAAGAAAGAAAGATAAGAATGACAGGGGAAATACTGAAAAGATTTGAGGAGAAATATACAAAGGCAAAAGGATGCTGGGAGTGGAACGCAGGCAAAACTCGCGAAGGTTACGGAATGTTTGGTTTTGATGGGCGAGTACAAGGAGCGCATCGGGTTTCGTATCGTCTCTACGTTGGTGAAATCCCGACAGGATTGTACGTTTGTCACCGCTGCGATAACCCAAGTTGTGTAAACCCAGAACATTTGTTCCTTGGTACGCACGCAGATAATATGCTCGATTGTAAGAGCAAGGGCAGATTTGCATCTGGCGAAAATCACGGAAACGCAAATTTATCCGACGCGCAGGTTATTGAGATTAGATTGAGGTATAGTGATGGCGAACGTGGTACCGACCTCGCAAAAGAGTTTGGCGTGTCTCAACAAGCGATATCAAAAATTATCCGTGGAATCAGTTGGGCAAATCCGCCACAAAATAAACGGAGATTTGTCGTGACAAACATTTCAGAGGCTCAACTAATTAGGCTGATCGACTCCCATATCAAAAAAGAATGTCCAAACTATTATAAGGGATTTTGCGACGCTAAAGATAGGCCCTGTGCTTGGCGCAGAGAAGACGAATCTTTTACAAACAGGGGCATCACCTGTGGGTGGCTGAGAGACGGTGTACTTCCGCTTGACAAAGAGTTGCGAGGATTCTACGAAAATTGGAAGCAGGAAGAATTGTCTCGCAGAGAAAAGAACATTCCGTTGAGCGTTGTTGACGTGCCTGTAGAAAAGACACGAATTGACACGTGCGCAGGGTGCAGACAGCACATGGTTGTTAGGTCGAATAGACAGAAATACTGCGAGGCTTGCCGCAAAATAAGGCGTCTGAGCAACGAGGCGGCGCGCGTGAGGAAATCGCGCGAACTTGCGGGGCAAAATGTACGCATTTAGGCATTAAAAAACCTATATATATCAACAGGTTCCAGACCTCGTTTCCTGCGCATAAGGTCTTTCTTCAAGGGTGCTGAATGTACGCATTTAGACCCTGTAGAAACGCAAATAAACAGGTTTTTCTCGCCCCGCAAAAGCGGGGCTTTTTTTGTTTGGGAGGTGATTGAAATGGGCAGAGCCACAAAGATGAACAAATTAACGACCCCGGAACTCATAGCCCAGATATTGCCTGCCAACAAGAGTTTGCTGAAAGAGTTCTTGGATTACCTTAAAGGTATTAACCGCTCATCTGGCACGATTGATGGCTACAAAAACGACCTGGAGATTTTTCTTGTATGGAACGCCACGCAAAACGCCAATAAGCCTTTTCAAAAAGTAAACAAGCGGGATCTTGTGCGTTACCAAAGTTGGCTGATAAACGACAACGAGAACTCCCCCAGCCGTGTGCGCCGCCTGCGCAGCGCCATATCCTCCCTGTCCAACTATGTGGAGAATATCATAGCGGACGAGGACGAGGACTTTGCGGGATTCCGCTCGATAGTCAAGAAAATCGAAGCACCCCCACTTGAAAAGACTCGCGAAAAGACGGTGTGGAGCAAGGAAGAAATTGAAAACTTGCTTTCCAAATTGGTTGAGATGCAGGAGTACGAAAAAGCGTGCTACCTTGCGTTGGCGGCCTATTCTGGCAGAAGGAAGTCCGAACTTTTCAGATTCAAGGTCGAATACTTTGACGATGCTCACCTGATTGCGGACGGCAAGTTGTACTACACGCCAAAAATCAAGACTAAAGGCCGTGGGCGAGATGGTAAAATGCTCTCTGCATATGTATTGGTTGGCGGGTTCAAGCCGTATTTCGACCTTTGGATGGAATACCGTAAAGAAAACGGCATCGAATCCGAATGGCTATTCCCCTGTCCTGACGATAAATCCAAACATAGGGAAGCAAACATAGCGAACTCTTGGGCTACAACCTATTCTCGCCTTTCTGGGCAACCTGCGTACATCCACTCCTACAGGCACTTTTTAGCCTCGGAACTGTTGCGCATGGGATTCCCGGACAGCGTGGTTGTCGAGATGTTTGGGTGGTCGAGTGCAGACATGCTCCGCATATACGACGACAGGCCGAAGTCAGATATGGTCGAGGACTCGGTTGCAAAACTTTTTTAGTTGGAAGTGATAATTTAGAGGTGAATAATATAAATGGCAATCAAAAAAGCCCCGCCGCCTAAGAAATTGGCGGCATCTAAGACAGTATCCATGCCAAGAAAACGGCTGAATACTCTTTGTTTTAGGTGTGGGGAGATGTATCCTACGTCTTCTCCAAAAGGGAACTTTGCGAAGGTTCGCTCAACGTTCTACGAGCAAAATGACGGATACTTGCATGTTTGCAATAAGTGCATGGCGCAGTTGTTTGAGCATTATAAAAGCATTTATGAAGGCAACATACAGCAAGTTATCTACACACTTTGTCTAAACTTTAATATTTATTATTCAAACGACATACTTGATGTCGCTTCAAAATCCCCTAAATTCGATGATAATCCGTTCGGCACATATATGTCCCGTGCAAACATGAGCCAATATATGCGTTGGCGCGATTTCACAGATACCATCGACCAGAATGCGGTTATCAGCGGACTCATCTCAGCAAAACCACAAGAAGTGGTTGAGGCGTCAATCGCCCAGAACGAGAAGCCATCGTCTGAAATCCTTGGGCGTTGGGGCACCGGCTATTCAAACGACGAGTACGCCTTCATGCAAACGCTGTACAAATCTTTGATGCAGCAAAAGCGCAACCCTACTCCCCTACAGGAAGACCTGATTGTTGACGCTTGCAAATATAAGTGTCAGCACAACAGGTTCATATCTGCGGGCGACAGCAAGGCGGCGGACATCAAAACCCTGTCGTCGCTGTATCAGGAAGCGCTGAAAGCCGTTGGCTTGGACGTATCGCCCAAGAACGACGGCGTTGACGAAGGCACGTTTGGTCTGTGGATACGCGATATTGAGAAATATTGCCCTGCCGAAGATTATAAAGATAAGAAAAAGTTCAGAGACATGGACGGGCTTGGCGAGTACGTCGAGAGATTCATATACAGGCCGCTAAAGAACTGGCTTACAGGCTCTAAGGACAAAGACCCTGAGTACACCATCGGGGGTGACACAGTTGTATGATACAACCCAGAAGAGTGTAAGTCAGCACTTCGCCAAAGACCATTGGCTGAACAGTCAGGAGAACGCTGAGCGGTTCATGGACTATGTGACCTACTACCGCCGCAACATGTGCCAATTCATACAGGAATACCTTGGTATCAACCTATATTGGTATCAAATGATCCTGATTTACCTGATGAACGTGCATCCTACGATTGCGATAGTGGCATCACGTGCCGCCGCAAAGTCGTGGATAGTTGCCCTGTATGCCTGCGCAAAGGCTATCCTTTATCCCAACACAAAAGTTGTCATCATGTCAGCGACAAAGAACATGTCGTCTCTTATTGTTGAAGAAAAGATAAAGAAAGAACTTCAACCCAGAAGCAGACGGCTTGCTTTGGAAATCGTTGACATCCTAACAAGCCAAAACAGGACAGAGGTCAAGTTTCGCAACGATTCAAGTATTGTAGTTGTCCCCGCTCTTGAAAGCGGGCTTGGCAACCGCTCGTCTTTGCTGATTTTGGAAGAGTTCAGACGCATCCCTAAAGACATTGTTGACAGGATTGCTATACCCTTCCAAATCGTCCGTCCTGCCGAGTTCAGAACGCTCCCGGAATATTCGTCTATGCAGGAACTTGACGAAGAACCGACTACTGTCTACATCAGCAGTTCTGGCGCAAGTACGGAATGGATTTATCCGCTATGTACGGGGCTGACAAGCGACTACTATAAGGACAAGTCTGGATGCTTCGTGGCTCTCGACCTCGCGGTTGTGTTGCACCACAGGATTAAGTCAAGACAACAGTTGGAGAAGGCTAAGCGTGACTCTGACCCAATCACATGGTTCACAGAATACGAAAACGGGCTATTGCGGGAAGGAACGTCAAACTTCTTCTCCTACACGTCGCTTGTCGGCTGTCAGACGCAGAAAAAGTGCATCTACCCCAAGTCGCCATTCGATAGGGGCAAACGCGCCAATCCGCATGACCTGCCCAAGCATCCTGATGAAATTCGTATTTTATCGTGCGACTTTGCGTTTGTGAACAAGGAAGAGAACGACAATTCGTCCTCGACCTTGCTGCGCCTGATGCCCCAAAAGTTGGGCGTCAAATTTGACGATGGAAGCCATACTACCAGTACGGGCTACAGGGTGGTTGTCCCCTATATCGAAGCAGACCCAGGCAGTCATATAGATAATCAAGCGCTTCGCATCAAACGGCTGTTTTACGACATGAACTGTGACTACGTGGTACTGGACGCCCGCAACGGCGGGATACTTGTCTATGACCGCTTGGCGCAGGTCTTGTACGACAGCGAGCGTGACTGCGAATACCCGCCTTGGGAGTGCTTCAATGACGACAACACGGCAAGACGCATTGTGACGCCGGGTTCTGTGCCCTGCGCCTTTGTGATTACTGCGTCTGCCAAACTGAACAGCGACATCGCCATGCTGATGCGTGACGTGATTACAAGCAACAGGCTTGAACTGCTCGTTGGACATCAAACAGCCTTGGAAGAAGTGCTGCCAAACATCGACGAATACACGAAAGCGCCAGACGGAGAAACGCTTGCTTTCTATGAGCGCCCCTACGTTGAAACGCAGGCGCTCATCAGTGAAATGGTTGGGCTCGAGTATCAGAAGAACCCGACAACTGGCGATATCCGCCTGTACGAAACTGGAAGCAACAAGAAGGATAGGTATTCAAGTTTGTCCTACGGCGTCTATCTGGCGTCCCTGCTTGAGCGTGATCTTGTGTCTAACATCGGAGACTACGAATACGGAGTCTATATTAATTAGAAAGGGGTGATTGCGTGTCAGAAAACAGCGATATTTTTGAGTCCCAGTCCTACAATTCTGTCGTTCTGAACGATACAGCGTGGCTTTTCGGGACGAACATATCGGGCATGTTTGACCCAAGTTCTATCAAGAGCATGGTTCAAGACCCGATGGGCAACAACGCGAAACTGCGTGAACTGAGCAGGGTTGTGTACAACGCCAACGGCATTGTGACGAACACTGTTGACAAAATGGTAGCCCTTCCAACGCTTGACAAAGTAATCGTCCCCTATGGCGATTCAAAAACAAAAAAGAAAAGCAACCAAGCGAAGGCCACAGCAGCATTGAGCGCATTGCGGGACAAGGAACTCATCCGCGACTGCCTCCTTTTGGCCTTGGTAGACGGCATTGGCTTTTATTATGTAGAAGTCAAGGAACGGAACATTAAAGACAAGGGAACAATGTCAGACAGGGACGTTGAAGCCATTACGGAAATCAACGAAAACATCCGAGCGTCTGCCATCAACCTCCTGCCCGAATACACCAAGATTATCGGACTGAAAAACTCAAGCCCTGTGCTTGCGTTTAACCTATCCTATTTTGACGATGGGTATGGCGGGGAAACCGCCGAATCAAAACTTAAAAAGATGCCTGCGGAAATCCGCAGCGGATACGCCAAGTATTCCAGTTCTTCAACTAAGAACAATTGGCTTGTGCTGAACAACGACCACACGATCTGCATAAAGTTCAGGGGCAAGAAGTCGGAGCCTTGGGGCAGACCGCTTGCGCTCGCAGCCCTGGTAGACGTTTATTTCTCTGACTACTATACAGAAACAAAGCGCAAGGTGTTGGACGAAGTAAACAACAAGATTGTTTATCAGACCTTTCCGCAAGGCAAAGAAGCGGGGACAAGCGCCCTGTCAGGCAAACAGCAGGAAGCGCAGCACTTGGCTGTCAAGCAAGGCGTGACAGAAAAGAACTCGCGTGGCGGGATATCCTTCTTCTCTGTGGCGGCTGGCACCAAGATAGACAGCATTGATACCAACATAGACATCCTTGACGAAAAGAACGAGCGCAACCTGCGCAACAACATCAGCACGTCCTTGGGCTTTGCGGAATCACTCTTGTCAGGCTCTGGCGATTCAAGTTTCTCTTCGCTTGAAGAAAACCTGAAACTTGTCACGGCCTCGATCTTCAAGATGATTGAAGAAGTATCGTCTGAATTAAACAAGGTGCTGAACGCCTGCGTGATTCGTGACGGCAAAAACCCCGTCAGCGTTGTCTATCTTCCTATCACCCACGCCAATCGCAAGGAGTTCGTTGGCTACGCCAAGGAAATGTACCTGCAAGGCAAGGGCAGTCTGACGCTTTGGGCTGCGGCTATCGGCGTACCGCCTGACGCATTCTACTGCCTGCTTGACAAGGAAGTGGAAGAGGACATTGAGAACAAGTACCCCGTCCACAAGACCAGTTCAACGCTGAGCGCTGACGACCAGAAAAATGGCCGTCCCGAAAACACCGATCCAACAAATGCAAATACACTCAAAAGCAAGAAGAACAACAGCAACGGCTCGCCAAAGCCGAGCGCTAATTAGCGGCGGAAGGGGGTGAAGCGATGCTGAGTTTTGAATTATCAGAGAAAAAGAAAAAGAACGGGAGACGCCCGTTCAAGGCTGTATTGCATGAAGTGTATCCCGACAGTGTTATAGAAAACAACGTGGGGACGCAGTTCAACGAAAATGGTATTTGCTGGATCGAGCAATACTGCAAGGAAAACATTGAGAGCGCCAAGGGAATGTCTATTACAGCCCAATTCATCGACAACGATGAAACCGAACTTCTCGGACACGGGGAGTACGAGGTGGAAGATGGAATCCCGGTGTTCAAGGACGCAACGATTATCGGCAATGCGGAACGCGCCTATCTCGATACTGTTGAAATCAACGGCGAGACAAGGCGTGTTTTAGTTGCTGAAGGAACGATAGACCAGATGCGTCACAACGAGTTCGTGAAGTGGCTTGAAGACAAGATTGCTATGGGCGAACCGCCCAAAGGCTCTGTTGAAATCGTGCGAAGCGGACAGAACGAAAAAATACAATATCTAAACGGAAAATTTGAACAAGGCAGGATTCCTACTGCCTTTGAGTACAGCGGATATGCGCTGTTGGGTGTACGCCCGGCAGACCAGTCGGCGGTTATTCTTGAGTTCAACAACAACAAGGAAAGCGAGGAAAAACAGATGGATGAAATTAAAACCCTGTTGGCTGAACTTGCGGCCAAGGTTGACAAGACCGCCGAACAGGAAAAAGTGATTGAGCAGAACGCTTCTGCAGTGACGGAACTCAGCGCAAGCATAGAGCAGTTAAAGGCAACGCTTGAAGCCGTAGAGTCCGAGCGGAATGCGCTTGACCTCAAGTATCAGGAACTGTGGCAGGAAGCGGAAGGCTTGCGTGTCCTGATTTCCGTAGAGAAAGCCAAGGCGCGTGTGGGCGAACTGAATGCAGCTCTTGCAGACTACACGGACGAGCAGAAAGAATACGCCAAAGACGCAATCGCCGCTTTTGAAGCAGACCCCATGAACGTGGAAATCAACAGCATCGTTGATAAGATCCTGGCAGGTATCGGCAAAAAGGCTATTGAAGACGCCAAGGTTGCGGAGCAGAACGCCGCCGCACAGCAGGAAAAAGACAACGCCAATTTTGACATTTTCGAGCCTGTGTATGAAGCCAACGAAAAGTCCGAAGAAATCTCTATTTTCTAACATACAATAAATAGGAGGAAAACACAATGATTAAATTCCGTGACATCGGTCTGTTCGCAACTGCGAAGAATGACCCCACCATCAAGGCGCACGCCGAAATTGCAAACGGCTACCTGTGCTCTATCGCCTCTGGCAAGACGGTTGCCCTGGCGGACGCCGCCGCCGCGAAAGTGGCAGAACTGAAACTGGCGCTCCTGCATCACGACGGCGAAGATTTCGCCCCTGCTACGATTGCCAAGGACGCCTACCTGACCGCGTTTGACGTGGCTGCTTGGGCTGGTCAGCACCTAATCGTGACCGAAGACCACCTGAGCCTTGCTTCCGGCACCGCTAATTTCGCAGCCCTGTCTGTTGGCGACATCTTTGTTGCTTGTGCGGCGAACGTGACCGGCGATGCTGGCAAGTTCCTTGAAGTTGCCGCCGCCACCGGATACAACATCTACTTTACGCTGGAAGCCAAGACGAGCCTGAACGGTGTTAACGCCGCAGACTTCCTTGTGCATGTCGCGTCTGCTGTTGTGGCGTAATGCGCTTAATTAAATAGGAGGAAAGTAAAATGGATAAATACACTATTGAGCTGAACGCTGCACGTAAAGACAGCGACTACATCCAGAATCGCGAACTGAACGCGAAGTCCCCCGTGGTGGAAGTATTCTCCGCTATGGTTGAAGGCAAGACCCTTCCCAATCTTGGCGACCGTACCGACAAGGCCGTGAAGTATATCAAGGATTTGGGCGCTAAGTCTGCCGCTGGCGATTTTACCGCTATGGCAGAACTGAACGCCATCCGCCGTTATACCATCGAGCCGCTGGTTGACGAAGAACTGCGCCTGTTGCAGATTTTTGGCGACTTCGAGCAGATTGCCGCCAATGATAGCATTGAGCGCGAAGTCTACGGCATCACCGGGCAGGCAGCCCGCTTCCAGGCCCCCAACGGCGACGTGCCCTTTGCTGTTCCGACCGTCAGCAAGTACCCTGTTGCGCCCCAGACGATCTCTGGCGGCTACGTCGTTGACTACCGCAAGGTTGCTCTTGGCGACATGAACAGCGAAAACCGTGGCTTGCAGCAGGTTCGTACCGAAATCATGAACAAGGCGTCCAACTACGTCCTGAAGACCGTGTATGCCGCTATCAAGACTGCTACTGGCGTTAAGTATTGGAATGAAACCGCTGGCATTGCTGCTGCCGATTTTGACCCCGTTCTGACGAAGGTTCGCCGCCATGGTGTCCCCACCATTCTTGGCACCTACGCTAACGTGTCCCAGCTTGACCCGTCCGTGGTCGTTTCGTCTACCGGCACCGTACTCATTATGTCCGAGAAGGCGCTTGAGGAAATCCGCAGGACTGGCTACCTTGGCTATTACAAGGGTTCAATCGTCCGCGAGATTCCCTATATGCCCATCTACAGCGAATTGGATGCCGCTGGCACCGATTTTGTGTCTGCGTTCCCTGAAGGCTTGGTTATCATCACGCCTACCGGCATGAACAGCCCCATCAAGACTTGGGTGCGCGGCGGACTGACCTCGCTGACCGGCAACGACATCGCTACCGGACATGTGATGACCCGCTTTGACATCGAAGTGGCTGCTGACGTTGCGAAGGGCCATGAGTTTAAGATTGGCCTGTACAACAACACGACCCTCAGCCCTGCGACGGATTACGCGCTGTAACCTAATATCGTAGGAAAAGGATGGTAGGGGTAGCCATTGCGGTTGCCCCTACCTTTTGGAATTTCAAATGGATAATATTTTCTACTGCTACAGCCTGCCGCTGATGCACTACTTGAAGGCTTTGAATATTGATTATGAATACGAAGGTTACAACCAAAACTCTCGCTATCCATATTTTGCCTTTAAGAAAAGCGAACGGCTTGGGCAAGCATTGTCGAAATGGGACAATTTCAAGAAAGACAATTTTAACGGAGGCAATTTGAATGGCTGATAAGGTTTCTATCGTGAATCTCACGCCTTGGACTCAAGGCTTTAAGCGAATCAACACTGTGGGTCATATTTCAATCCCCGCTTATGGGCGATTGAACATTGAAGCCGAAGAAGTCGTTAGCCAATGCTACGCAAAGAATAACCAGTTTACAGGCGAAGATGGACATGGCTCTCACGCGAGAATTTACGTCGAAGACCCTGCAATTCGTAAAGAATTTGAGTTTGAAACGGAAACGTCCAAACAGAAAGTCTTGACGGATGATAAACTGGCGAAACTGTTTGAGTATAAGCGTATGGGCGACTTTGAAAAGAACATGAAAGACCTTGTGGTGATTCACGCCGAGAGATTTATTTTGGTTGAATACATCAAAAAGCACAAGATCAACGACTACGAAAAGATCAAGGCGGTCGAGAGGTTCACTGGGATTCCGATGAATTAAAAAGGGGGCGAACCAATGGCTAACACAAGCGCAACGGACGTAATCACAAGTTTCCAGTCCACGATCCGTGACAGGGAAACGATTGCGGCTGAATTGCAGTATCAGTGGTTTTTGGACGCCCTTGGCGAGTTCCAACTTGACATATCTGAGCTGTACTATAACAAAGACACGCAGATATTTTCAGGCGAACTTCCCCTGTACGTTATCAACACCTTGGCTTATCTGATGAAAGTCAGGTACTTGGAACGCGAAGTCAGCAGGGTCAATAAGTTGAATAACATCATCACAAAAGACATAACGCTGAACGGGATGGGCGACGCCAAGCGAGCCACGGCAACAGAATACGAAGCCGAACTTGCCAGAACCAAGGAACTGATTCATAAGCAAAAAACACACTGGTTTTCGTGAGGTGGGCGTATGGCAGATTCTTGGTATGCGCTAACTTCATCCAACATCAGCGGCTTTGAAGAAGGAAACTTCAACGGCGACAAAGGCGGGTTCATTGAACTCATCAACTCGTTCATGGGCAAGGCTGTACAGGTTTATGGCGATAGGATCACCAACACGCCATCAACTATCCGTGCCATTATCCAGAACAGAACGGCAGACACGCCGCCCAACGCAGACCAAAGGCAGATCCTGACGGAAATCGGGAAACTGCAATGTGGGCAGTACATCAAGTTTGACAACAGATGGTGGCTCGTCGTCAGCCTTGTTGACAATAACATGGTGTACGAAAAGGCGATTATTTGGTACTGCAACTATACGGTCAACTTCAAGTCGCCCAAGACAAGTGCAAACGTATCCTATCCTGTCGTGACGAATAACGCCACGCAGTACAACAGCGGCGTGGAATCCAACAAGACCATGACCGTAGGCTCTACGCAACGGCTTCTCTTTTTGCCGTATAACAGCGAAACGATTGAAGTTGACCACGACTTTAGGCTCTTGGTTGACCGCAGGCTGTCCAAACCTACTGCGTTCAAAGTCACGCAGGTCGATACCGAACAGTACGACTATGACGGCTACGGCGTTTTGCGCTGGACGCTTAGTGAAGACATTCTGCGAAGCACGGACGACATTGTGAACATGGTTGCTGACAACACACCCACTGGCGATACCGGGGGCGATGATGATGGCGGCGGATGGCTTGACGCTGTAGTTGCCGAAGGGAGTGAAGAATAATGCCACACCTTTCAGAATTTACAGAATACAAAAAGAAAGTCCTCAACCTGATCGTGAAGGACAAGACTTGCGTGGAACTGATTACCGCTACAAGCAACCCAACGCTTCCTGCCACTTCCCTAATAAACAAGCAATTGTTTCTATACGATTACATAGATGAAACAGTCGCGGATGAAAAGGTCTACATCTGCGTCGAAACCGATGAGGGCGACGTAAAAGGCCCAGCCGTCACGGGTGTACATCTATGGATTTATGTTATTGTGCCCAAAAGCATGATGAACATGAGCGGAGAAATCCGCAGGGATGCTTTAGTTGGCAGGATTGATACCCTGCTGAACGGGAATCTTGACTTCGGGTTTGGGAAACTTGAGCGAAGAATCGGAAGCAGGTT